TCTAATTTAGCCACGTTTGATACTGATTATATGTTTTCGCAGATTCGATCTAAGTCAGTAGGAGAATCAACAGCACTTATTGGTGTATGTAAAGAGTGTGAACAAGAAAATACAGTAAGTATAAAATTAGATACTATTGAAGTAGATATTGATCCTAAAGCAAAAAAAGATATAACTCTTACTTCTGGAATTACTTTACGTATGAAGTATCCTTCATATAATGATTTTATTCAAGCTGATGTATTAAATGAAGACAATACAGCTACTGAAATATTACTAAACACAGTAATAGCTTGTATGGATTCAATTATGACTGAAGATGATAATATTCTAGTAAGAGATGAATCTAAAGAAGAGATAGAAGAGTTTTTAAATAGCTTAACTTCAGAGCAGTTTGATATGATAGCTGACTTTGTAAGAACTATTCCTAAGATGTATCATAGAGAAGTATATAGTTGTAGTAACTGTGGTACAGAAAATGAATTAGTATTAGAGGGCTTAAACGATTTTTTTTCGTGAATCTCTCTCACGAAACAATAGAAAACTATTATACGACGAATTTTCAACTTTTGCAGCATTTTCATTATTCCTTGTCTGAAGTTGAAAGTATGATACCTTGGGAGAGAGAAGTTTACTTATCGTTATTGCTTAATCACTTACAAGACTTAAAAGAAAAACAACAATTAGAAAGTTTGAGAACGTAAATGGCAACACTAGCAGACATTAACAAGACCTTACAAGAACAGAATAACTTTTTAGAATCTGTTCAAAAGAATACCGAAGATAATAAAGAATCGGTAGAGCGTCTGGTTGAGCGTCTAACGGGAATGAGCCAGAGTGAAAAAGATTTAGAAGCTAAAAAACGAGCTAAACAGCAAGGTCCATCTACGCTTACTAAATTAGGTACAATGACAGGGATACCAGGCTTGGGAAGCCTAGGTGGATTGTTAGCAGGAGGCGCTCTTTTTGGTCCTTTAATGGCTGGTCTTATGAAAGTTGGTAAGGGGGGTATTCTAGCTCTTGCTGGTACTTACTTAGCTGACGCAGTTGGTGATTATATTGAAAATGGAGGAGGAGACAAAGAACTAGCTGATGCTGCCAGACGAGCTATACAGGTAGGATCTATTGCTAGTTTGTTTGGTTTAAGATTTGGTCTTATTGGAGCTGCAGTAGCTGCTGTACTAGATGAAGAGTCTATAGCTAAGATAAAAGAGATTGGAACAGAAGTAGCTGGTAAGTTACCTTATCTAGGTACTCTCTTTGAGGATTTAGGAATTTATGTGCCTTCTCTAACCGATGTTACTCAAACGGTTAATAATGGGTTAGATGGAACCCTTGCATTTTTGAAAGGCGATATGTCAACGTTCTTAACTAATTTTGGAGATTTTCAATCTACAGTAGGAGGACTTTTACTTCTCTTCCCTTCAACAAGGCTTCTAGGAGTATCTTTAATTGCCTTAGGTACTGCATTTGATGCCATAGCTGATGAGCTTGGAGTTCATACAGCTGCCTTACTAGAAGGTTTAGCATTGTTCGGAGGTGCTGCCTTTTTATTTAGAAAGAAGATAGCTGCATTCCTAAGACGAAACGGACCTCAAAGATTAGATGATGATCTCAAACCTAAGCAAAAAGAGCCAACAAAGCTAGATGAAAAAGGCAGACCTCTTAAAACTTCTGCTGAATTAATGGAAGAGAGATTTAACAAGCAAGAAAAAGGCTTCTTTAATAGAATGGGTAATCTATTTAAAGGTCTAAAAATACCTTTACCTGCTATAGCTGGGTTAGGTCCAGCTGCAGCAGTAGCTACAGTTGGGGCTGGAGTATACGATGCAGCTACTGAAACTGATCCTAACTTATACGGTTTAGGAGATCTCTACAGAGATTTATTAACACCTCTTATAGGTTTGCATAACTATTTAAAAGGTGAACAGGTAAAAGTAGAAAGTGTAAATGAGAATATTATAAGAGTTTTACAAGGAATGAGAGACCAAAGACCTGGATTTGAAAATGCTCCTAGATTAACAGGGCAAGTGCTAAATGAATATGATGATTTTTACGGTGCAGGAGGTGCTATGGCTCAGCCAATAGGAACTGGGACTGTTCTAGCACCACAAGTTGATGCAAGTAGTACTAGTATTGATCAGTCCCAATCGGCTTTAATAACCGCAGATCAGCATTTGAGCTCCAGTAATCCATTTCCTACCTACGATTATTAATCGTCCTGAGCTAGACGCTTAAAGTAATCCATCGTATCATCGTCATCATCAGCAAAGACTGCTGTCTCAGCTGTTGGTGGCTCTGCCGTTGGAATAGACGTTGGTGCTGCCACTTCATCCAATGCTACAGTCTCCTGAACAGTACGAGGAGCTGTCTCACCTAAGACAATATTCAAACGAGCTTTTAACTCATCATACGTCTTATAGTTAGCTGGATCGGTGAACTCCGATAGATCATAAGTCTTAGAGTAGACTTCTTCTAGCTTAGCTTCATCACCGTCGTGAAGAGGAGACGCAGGCTTAAACATAGAAGAATCGTAGTTTGGATAGTTATCTACCTTCTTGATCTTCAATACAAAGTCGGCACCTTCCCATAGATCGAACGGGTTAACTGGCTCTTCATATTGAGGCTGCATCGCATCCATAATCTTATCAAAGATCTTTTTACCAAAGCGATACATCTTTACTTTACCTTCATTCTCAGGATTAGCTGGGTCATGAAGTACTAAGATGTTAGCCACATAACGAAGGTTACGCTTACGCTCACGGACGGTAGCTTTATCAGCTTCATTACCTGAGTTCCAGAGCTTTGAGTTAGCTTCGCCTAGAGGATCTTGTTGACCGATGGATGTTAATGAACGTTCAATATACCATTGACCAGTAGGACCTTTAAATGCATGATCCCAATAACGAGCCCAAGGGAGGTCGTTACCTTCTGGTGGTGGTAAGAAACGAATGATAGCATAACCATTGCCAGCTTTGTCTCGAGTAGGAATCCACATCCGTTCATCTGGTCCGTTACTCTGCCTTTCACCTCCGTTGTCTTGAGCTGCAGAAACGAGCTTAGAAACGTCAGTACGATTACGCTTAAGATTTGCTAGTGACATATGTATATTCTCCGTATATTTCTATATGTGTTAAGTATTTTAATGTATTTCTACGTACGAGTCAAGTATTATTTGACTAGGGTTATAATATAGTCAGCGGTACCTTTTAACAATCTGGTAATCTCATAGCGTGTATTGCCAGAAAAGCAAATAGTAGCGCCTTTTTCTATAAAAGGAGTTCCTCTATATCCATCCTCTGAGAAGATTACAAAGGTTCCCCCATCGATATCTTTATTTTCGTTTTCTTTAGTTAGAAAAATATATTTAATATCAGCGTCTAAATCAGCTAGCTTAGACGGTCTAATATAGGAATTTTCTTCGAAGCGAGCTCTGAAAGTTTCAAATTTAAAAGATGCAATATCAGAAGCCTCAAATATTTCTAACATTTTTTTGTATTTTGATATTACTTCAGGAATAGGAGCGTCTATTGCGAGTTTTGTATATTTAAAAATATCATCATTCAATGAATGAGATTCGGAGCTACTTGAAATATTAACCATCATGTTAATTTCTTTTCTAAGAAATACCTTCTGCAATATATAAAGTCTATCCATTATTCCACCGGTAATGTATTCTGTCTAGGAAGGAAGTTTAAGCGCATTGCTTCAGCTTCGATCTTTTCTTTAACCACATTAGATATGTATTTACGCATATCCTCTATCTCAAACTCATTCTCTTCACATATATGTATCACAGCGTCCATATAAGATATTCCTTTAGTATGAACGACTTCTTCTACCATTTTTGAGAACTTAGTTTTCGTTAGAAAGTCTGGCGACATGTTCTATATTAACCTCTTGAGGATTTGTATTGATTGATACTAAATTATCAACCCGGAAAGATCGCCATTCTTGTTTAATGATATCGAACGCTCTCACAACTGTATCATGAGAGAAAGAATAAGACTTAGGTTTCTTATCTTCAGGGATATCTTCGTCTCGTAATGTACAATACATTACTCGCTTTTCACCATTAACTTTAGTAAAGTCTACAATGCATTTACTTTCTTGCAGACTCTTGACAACATCTTCTCGAGAAAATATACTCATATTTATACCTCAAAATTCACCTAATGTTCCGTGCTCGGCATAGTAAGCAGCAGCACTTCGATCATAAGACGTAGATGCGCGTAACTTACGCATCTTCTCTTTTACGTAGTCTTCTTTAACACCTTCATGAATAGCCGTAAGAGCTTTGACCCAGCCCTTGTTCATCCAGAAAGTAGCCAACAGCTCGTCCTGCTTGGCGAAGATTTCTTTTGCACCTGGTATATCAATATTACGCAACATTTTTTGTAGCCTCTGCAGTACGATTGTTATTCAACTTCAACAAAGCGTAATTCAAATTAGTAATCGCTCCTCGCATCGCTTCCGTTTCTACGGCAGTTCCATCCATGCTTTGCAAATCATAGTACATGCGATCCAAAGTGACTTGCATCTTTTTGATTTCCATCATCATGTCCCAGCGAGGGGTAGTAGAAGCGGCAACTTTATTTAACATTTTCATAATCATATCTCCTCATTTCTTACATACATTATATAAACAAATAGAAGAATAATCTACTACTTTATGGCCAAAAAAATGTCTAAGGATATCAATCATAGCACGCCAATCAATCGTCAAAGTCCATCTCCTCAGCAGGCGCATTAACAAGACGACCGAATCGGTTCTTCTTCATAACAGTCTTAAACCTAGCATATTCCCACCCTTCAGGAGGTCTAGGGATAAACGCTTTAATAAAATCATCATGATAAGTTACCGAACGAAGAGCGTACGCTTTAGGATGCTTACGCTTAGTACGGTTAATAGCTCCCATAGGATGACAACGATGGGTCATCTTCTGCTCACCCTCGATACCAGGAACCTTAAAAAAGATATCTACTTTATCAGTCATAATCTACTACACCATCTTCTCACATTACTATAGAGCTCTTCTTTAGTAATAACATAAAAAAGAGACTCTCTAATTTTAGTCTCAAGAAGCATCTTAGCCATTCTATGAGAACCATCTACCATTCTATATTTTTTATTATAAGGGTTTATTGCATCTACTGCAACTATACCTGGAATACGTATATTGCAAGACTGATATCTCTCATCTATTTTACGCTCAGGTTCATCCATAAACCACCAAGCTATATCATCATGTGAAATCAATACAGGGTCCCTATCTAGAAGAAAGGGTTTAATATCTTCTAATTCAACATATCCGTCCCTATCAGCAAATATTCTCCACTGACCGGTACACATATGCCTTCCTTTAAGCATCGTTACTTTCTAGATCATTGACTAAATTCTGCAGTCTTTGCATGTCTTCTTGAGGGCCATAATCTTCATATAACTTTGAATGATGAAGAAGCGCCAAATCCCTCTTCATAATAGGAGATAGCTCCTTAGAGTTTTCTAGCTCTTCAATAAGACAGTTTCTTGTATGGTGTAAGTCATGATAATGACTAATTAGTTCTTCACCATACAACCCTAAATGCTCTTTCATTACAAATGGTTCAGTCTTATTATCTTTGTAGATATCTAAATACATCGCAGCTTGAACAACATTATCTGCTACATCATTTAAATACATAGTAGAAGCAATTTTGTATAGACGGGCAAACTCTTCATCAGAGTAAAGATCACGGATAAAATCTACTCTTGGTTCGTTAGCAACTGAACTAGAAGTTTTCATTACTAGAACTTTTCTGAGTTCAGTACAACATCTAGACAACGGTCTAGCAGCATGTAGCTTTTGAGAATCAAAAATTATAAGACGGTTAGCCTTAGGTAAAACAGCGCTTTCAATTTCTAGTTCTTCATTAAAGATAACAGTCTCACCACTCCAATCATGATGCCATTCAGAGTTTAAAAAGAAGATGCAGGTCTCAGAAGCTGTATCGGAACCATACTTAGAATTAATCCAAGGATCATCTCGATGGGCATATCCATCAGTACCGTAAGTATAGCCATTAATGTAGGCTCTAATTAATATATGATCATCTCCTAGAATAGACTTAAGCTGCTCCCACAATACTTGAATAGCTGGATGTCTTTTCAAGAAAGGCATTTTACTATGATCGTATGTTAATGGGGGTACATTACCTAAATCTAAGCTGGTTTTCCAGTGACCTTGATCATATGCTTTTTCAGAATTAGCTAGCTGACCATACTTCCAATTACTTTTACAATAAGTGTTACTAATAAAACTTAAAGCGTTAGCTTGATCTTCGATATCAAAAATTCTCATACAGTCTCTACTTCACCTAACTTTTATTATCTATTATCATTTCGTTTCTTCCAAATATAGTCATACCTTCTCACATCTACAATATAATACTCTAGATCATACATTAAGTCAAAGACTTTTTTTCTTTCGTAATAACTTACTCTTTTTCTTTCAGAGTGTATTTCCGTAATAATAAGAGGTTTAAATTTACTAATAGTTTCAATAGCCCCTTCTACAGCCTCGGCTTCATGTTTTTCTACATCAATTTTTATAAGATCTACATTATTAAAATAAAAAGAATCAATCGTTCTGACAGGTAAAAGTTCGGTTCCTTTTTCGCTTATTTTACTAAAACCGGATGAAAGAAATTTTCTGTATTTTTCAAGTCCATTGTGGTTTGAAATACCACAATTCATTACATTAATATTAGAGTACTGCTGTGTATTTAATTGTAAACATTGTCGTATTGCAGGACTGATTTCAAAAGTAAATACTTTTTCATAATACTTAGATAATGGTACAGAACTCATACCTATATTTCCCCCTAAGTCTAAGGCTACTCTCCTTTCCATTTCCGGGGTGTATAATTCTATAATATCATCAATAAAATTTTCCTGCCAATCTTTGTAGTCAAGAGTATTAGCATCTCTCTCTGCCGATTGAATTGTATAAGTATCTTCTTCATCATCAAGAAGATACCAACCGTTGATTATATTCATCTACACAGTCTCTACTTCACCAAGTTTCTCAAATTTACGAAGTCTCTTATCAAACTTCTTCGGCTTACTATACCTATCTATCTGAGTATAATTAGGTGCTGCAGCAAAGGCAACTAGTTTGCCAGTTTTCTTATCCACATAGTAGATATGGGGGTGATACAGATAACCTTTATCTACACCGGTAGTCTCTTTCAATACTTCTATCATATTAACCTACCAAGAAATAATAGTCGAATTCTTCTTCAGTAAAGGTGAAGTTAAGAATCCCTGGATGCTCAGAATCCTCAAAAATCATGTAGAACTCTTCAAAGTACAGCTTAGTAACCGCAAGTCCTTCCTCTCCCTCTTCATCTTCAAAGAAGTCAGGATTAGATGCTACTAGCTCATCTAAAGTAGGAATATTTAAAGAATCAGCTGAAGGGCCTACAAGCTCAACTTGCTCAACATTACCTCTAGGTCCTACATTAACACAGTACAGACCAGGCTCTGCAAAATCGTTCACATACTTGTCAGACCCGTAAGCAATTACGGAAGCA